TTTAAATTATTACTTATTTATTTTGTTCATTACTGAATCCATAATTGTGCGAGGTCTTTTTGAAGCTATTTTAATAACCTCTACTTTGTTCTCGTTTTCAGGATTGAAAGAAATTGGTTTAACTTCTTCTTCGATAGCTAACTCAACCTCTGTTTCTTTAACCTCTTTTAATTTGCTTAGTTCAGCTTTTAAAGTTTCGTTCTCTTCTTTTAGTTTTTCTATTTCAGAAAAGAAAGTTTCTTTAACTACGCTTTCGATAGTTTTCTTGGCAGTTGGTTTTGAAGTTTCCATTTCTTCCTTTTTCTCGGTTTCAACTTCTACCTCAGCTTCAGGCTCTTCAATTTCTTCTTCTTTTTCTTTAACTTCGGAAATAACACCCTCTTCAACAACGATTAACATACGTCCATCTTCGAACTCATATTCACCTATCGGCAAAGGAATTTTTTGTTCGTCTTCCGTTACGATAAATACTTCGTTACCTGCTTCGAATGAGTCAGCTTCTAAAACTGTTACACCATCCATTAATTTCATTTGCTCAAGTTTTACTTCCATTCCAAGTAAAGTTTTGATTTGATTGATTAGGCTATTTTTCATTTTTGTTTATTTAATATTTATTTAACCAGTCTATTATGTCTTGAGCTTCTCCAATTAATGTTCCAGCTCTTTGTTCCGTTTTCAAATATTCTTGAGGTAAATCAATTCCTAATTCTTTTGCTGTTTTTTTAATTTCAGCTAATTGATTCAAAAATTTATTTGCTTCAGTAATAGAATTCTTAATAATTGGAATTGCTTTCTGCCTTGCACTTGATACTAATAAAAAAGCGTCATTATAATTTTTATTTGCATTATCAACAATTTTTATTGCATCTTGAATAACCCCCAATTCAATTTCGTGTTTTGCCAATTGTGTTTCTTCTTTGAATAGTTTTCCAAAAACTGTTTTTAGTGTATTCATAACTTATTAACTTTTATATTTATACTTGTTCCATTTTTATCCGTTTTGACGAACGATAGTTCTTACTCCGTCTATTTCTGTAATCGTTACGTTTTGTGGCGTTACACTCGCTGTTTTTCCTATCCCTTGAGCTTGTAAACTACCGTCGCAACATTCCTTAGAGTATTTTCCGTCTTTACATAAACAACCCCTTTTGCCACCGCGAGGACTCACCTTACTTTCCGTTCTCATTTATTGTGATACTATAATTTTTTTTAACTCACGTACATTATCATTATTATAATAATACTTACGTTCTAATTCTTTTAGTTGAGGCACTTCAATAGGTGCTAATCCTAATTCGCGAGCCATATCAGTTATTTTTGTATAAGCCGTTAAATATTCTCCCTTTTCAATTTCCTTAAATTTCTTTGTAGTTTCGTCAACTTTTTTATTGTATTTTTTTATTAAATCGTCAACTTGTGTTTTTAAGTCAATAGTATTTTGTAATTGATTATTCATAAATGAATCGAATGATTTTAACGCTTTATCAGCTATTCCACTAAGTTCAACTTCATGCGTTACTAACTTAACCTCGTTAGCGTTTGATTCCATTTTAGAAATCATTTTTAAAATGTTATTCATTTTTTTCATTTTTATTTATTTCTGATTTGTTCTAACTTTCTTTGCGCCCATTCAACTCCAGCGTCACCACCCCATGCAAGCCACATTAAACGACCGCAACCGTCACCTAATTCCTTTTGTGAACTTTGTCTATGTCGCTCAAAACTTGCCATTCGTGAAATTGTATCTTCGCTTATATTCTCTCCGTTTGCTAATTGGTTTGCTCTTGCTTTTCCTACGGGCGTACCGCAGTCACCCCATCCGTTTTCTTCAGCATAACGTAAAGCTATCTTAGCGTTTTCGCTTGCCTCTTTTGGATAGTCGTTGTAAGTTTCTAAATTGTATTGTTCGTCTTTTAGTATTAAATCACGAATAGCATTTATCAATCTATCCTCTTCGGTTTCTTGTAAACTCATTTCATATTTGTCTACAAAGTAACCCTCAATGCTGAATCCTTTTACTTCACCAGCTTTTACCTTGTTCCAAATCTCATCGTTGTTTACTTTCATGGAAATCATCCACGTACCCTTTGGTAAATTGAATCCGTATTTTGCTGACTTGTCTTGTTTCTCATCTTCAATAATCCAGCTTTCAACAACTGACATACCGTCTAACATTTTCTTTTCATGTTCTAACGTGGCGTTGTTTTGGTTGGCTCTCATTAAGAATAACTCAGATGCTTTGCGTACTGTTTCCTCACTAAAATAAATATAGAATTCTTTGTCTCCGTTTTTACGGTAAATCTGTTTGTTAGGAACTAAAGCTGCACCCATTAAGATGCGTTTTTCTCCGTCAACTTCTTTTAATTCTACTTCGTGTTTTTTTAAGGCTACAAAATTCTCTTCTATTGCTGGACTTTCAACAACTGAAACCGCATTGATACCGCTTTCGATTTTATTCTCATCAATTAGCAGTTCTATAATTTCCATCTTTGCCATAACTATCTAACTTATAATGTTGCGTTTTGTACTCTATTTCTATCTAATGACTGAGCCGAAGTAACCTCACCACTTACAACATACGCCTTTGTTGGCTGTTGCTGTAATGTTGCTAATTGATTTACGCCACTTGTTCCGATAGTTTGAAATTGCGGTGCTGCCATTTGACCACCAGGAATATTACCAGGAGGCGGGTTATTACCTCCAGGAGATGGGCTTTCAAACTTTTGTGATGCAATCTTAGCCACGTTTACTAAACCTGCGGCAACTGCTAAACCTGCTGCGATACCACCACGAACGGGAGACGTTGGGTCAGGAACTGGTAAGAACTGCGAAGCGTAAGCACCCGTAGCACTTTGGTAAGTATTGATTAAAGCACTTGCAACTTGCGCAGCCTTTTGAACTTGGAATGCGCGTTTAGCTTGTTTCTCTGACTTCTTACCGAATAATTCTGTAATACTTGAAACTATTTCTAAGCCTTGTTGAATTGACTTAACTTTAAATGAGTTAGCGTTTTCGTCTATTTTTTGAGCTCTTACCGCTTGCGCTTCTAATATTTGTGTTTTTAGTAACGCTGCTTGACGTTCGGCTTCTACTTCGGCATTTAAACTACCTTGTAAATTTTCTAATTTAGTATTGCTTAGGACTTTTAATTTATCAATTTTAATAGTCTCTAAATGCAATTCTTCTTTATTGTCATCTTTTATAGCTTGACGTACTTTTTCAGCGTTATCTTGTTGTGCAAGTAATAATTGACTGCCTTTTAATTTTTCTAAGGCTAAACGGTCAGCTAATAGTTTTTCTAATTTTGCTTTCTCGGTTTGGTCTTTACGTATCTCAAGTTCTATTAGCGCGTCAAGCTCCGCTTTTTTATTGTCAATATTTGATTGACTACCTTGTTTGCTAATTTCTTTAATAGATAATTCATAACCAGCTCTTTGATTTTTTAATTCAGTTAATTTTTACTCTGCCGCTTTTATTGCTTTGTCTCCTTCCGATGCTGTTTCTTTGGGATCAAATATTAATTCTGCTGCGCTTTTTTTGGCTCCCTCAAACCATTTTGCCAATCCGCTATCCTGACCCAAATATTCAGCAACCTTGTCCACTCCTTTTAAAAGCATCTCAAGTGGCTTAGCTATAAAATCAATTATTCCGACTAAAATATCTCTGTTTCTTTTAGCCGCTTCAACCTGTGCTTTCTTTGTAGCTTTTTGATTTTCTAAATTTGTTTCAGCTATTTTAATTGTAGCATCAAGCTCAGTTATTTTAAGTTGCAAAATTTCCTTTTCGCTTTTGCCTTGTAGCTTTAATATATTATCTTGCTTATCTAATGCCGATACTTTTGCCTCTGATGCCTCTAAATTAGCACTTGTTTTTTCATTTAATTTAGTTTGTTCATCACTTACACCACTAACCGCTTCCTTAATGTCATCCCAATAAGCTACAACAGTGCCTAATGCAACTACAAAAAGACCTATACCCGTTGCTGCTAAAGCTCCTTTAATTCCTTTTAAAGCATTTATAGCAACCGAACCCAATTGTTTAAAAGCACGTCCAGCATCTTCTAAGCCTTCAAGTCCTTGCGCTAAAGCCATTGCACTTTGAACACGTAACATTGTTTCTTGTAGCTTTTCGGATTCTACCCCTACTAAACCCATTGCGCCCTCTACAGCACTAAAACCACTTGCAACCGAAC